GGGAAGGTACTATATGTAGTTGTAGCTTGCATATATATTAATTAATTTTTGATATTGTGCCGGTATTGTCATAAGTCTTTATGCCAAGATTTATTTTATTAATACTAGTTTGAGGAACTGGTCTATATAAATTTTTGTTACAAGCCATTATAGCTAGTCCAGAACTTATTGTTGCATCGTGTTTAGTTCTGTTATTTATATTAAAAACTGCCCAGTCTTCTAATGTTTTTTGGTGATACATATCGCCGTAATTATTCTCTTTAACACCTACAAAGTTTTCTATATAACTTTCAATAGCAGCAGCGTGTGCTTGTTTAATATCTTCACTTGAGTTAGGTATTCCACCTATTTCTCTTTCTGTTATAGACAGTTTATTAATAAGCTTGTCAGGTCTGTTCATGCTAAAACCTCTATAACCTCTTCTCTTTAAATAATAAAGTAATCTTGGTTTGTTGTTCTCACAAAGTAATGGCATACCATAAAAAACTAAAGCCATTAAAACATCTTCAAAGAATATTTCAGCCGTTTGAGGTCTTGATATATATTCTAAAAAGAAATGATTAGATGGCGCATCTTCCATAGAAAACTTAGTTAAACCATGTAATGAGCCGTTAGAACCTTTACCATCAACAGTTCCAGATATATCATAGCTATCACAACCAAAAGCACCAACATGCTCATTTAGAGGATATTTAACGCCATTCCTTACTATCACTCGATTTTGTAAATTTTTAGGTGGAACCCAACTAATTTTAAACCTACCATCATTATTAGGGTAAAACATTACAGTGCTATCTTTAACACCATTAACCCAATTAAAACTTCCTTGAGTAACGTTTAATTTATTGTTTACAGAATCGTTATAATCAATTTGTTCATATATCTTTACAAGATTAAATAAACTTTGTTTTGTTTCATCTCTAAAAGCATGAGCTTCAGTTCTTGGAAACTGTCTGTAGTATTCGTTTAAACTATCTTGATCTGACTTTAAGCCTTCAACCTCGTTTTCCCAGTGTTCAATAACGCCTGTTTCAATTTCAAAACCGTCGATTCCTTTGACTGTATCTTTTTCTCTAATGAAAACAGGTGATCCGTAAGAATCCATGAATCCTTCGTAGTTCCATTCCATAGGGACGAACAAAGAATAGAGTCCAGAAGAAGTTTGTCCGTTTTTATTTCTTCTTGTAACGTCTGAATTATAGTATAATTTTTTGAAGTTGTTTCCACCTTTGTCTAACGAATTAGATGTTGAGCCCATCATACATTTACCTACGATTCTTGAACCTAGTCTCAATGTAGTTTTGGTTACTCTCCAGTTGTTTAATATATTATCAGGTCTTTCCCATTTGCCACTTTCATCGTGAGCTAATAGTTTTAGTTTTTCACCATCATAAGAATTATCACCCGTGTTTTTCCAGTCAATAGTTGTATCTAATCCATCGAGTTCTTTTAGTTGCTCATTACTTTCAAGCTTTCTTCTAGTAAATTTTGAAGCTGGAACCCTATATGCCAGTTCTGTTTTAGGACGATCCATACCGTCTTGGATCGGCTTGAAGAAAAACGGATAGTTAACGGATATTGGTACGACTTTATCTGTAAACATTTTTTTAGCATCTGATCCAGATTTAGATAATATACCGAATCTGGAATCACTCGATATTGTCGCTTGGTTAACAAGCTCTGCCGATGACATAAATGAAAATCCAGAACGTCTGTTTTTAAGATAGCACATTCCGTAACATCTGTTATCTGCCTTGCATGCTTCCCAAAATATAAAGAATAATCTATTTGCTTCTCTATAGTCTGGTGCTCCAACGTCGATCTTTGACCATTGTAAGTACATGTAATGAGTACCAGTAATATAAGTAGGCTTACCTTTAACATAAAACCAATAACCTTGTTCTCTTTTAGTAAACTCTTTATCAATATAGTCATACCACTTTTCTTTAAACTCAGCTGGATACTCTTCCCAGTCAAATCTATTTTTTATTCTGCTTAATTCTTTTGGATACTCTTGTCTTTCCCAACGTTGTTGCGTCTTTTCCTTGCTTCGTTTAAACGGTTCATCTGCTGCTGGTAAAGCAATCCTGAGATTCTGTATTTCAATGACTTGTCCAATTTTTCCAGTTTTACTTATTACTATAAAATCATAATCAGAGTTATAACCATACTCCCATTTTTTGAAACGATTTTGTTTCTTTAATATCTTAGGGTTAACAATATCTTTAACTTCTTTCCAAAGTGTTTGTTGATAAGTCATTTACTTCTCCCTTCTGCAAAACCTTTAAAAGCTTTCTGTTCTTTAACTTCTTTAGGTTTTTCATTTAAAATATCTTCTTCTACCTGTATACGAGTTAATATTTCAAAAGCATCAAATATAGCTAACTTCTTTGTTGCAGCAGCATTTTTTAATCTATCAGCGCTTACATCATCGTCTGAGTCTACAATCTTTTCTTTTGCTACTTTAATAAGTTCCTCAACTGCTTTTTGCCCAGCTTGGATTATTTTCTTTTTCGTCTCCTTGGTATTCATGAGTTAAAGCTATATCATTTGATTTCATACAATAAAGTCGTTCACCTTCTACAATAAACTCAAACTCAGAGTTAGGGGTAAACGTAATAAGTGTTCCAGGAGTGATTCCTGCGGCTTCTAAGGTATTATTAGAATATTTTACTATACCAACATTAGGTTTTTCTTTTATATTGTCTAATATGTTCTGGTTTTTAATTGGCTTTATAAAACAATAGTTTAAATGTGGTTTTAAATTATACATATATATTTGCTCAAGAGAACAAAAATACAATTCATTTTTAAAGTATGTGCCACTGTTTCTTTCCATACCTTTTTGATCGTAATATCTACGTAAGATATTGTGATGAACATATACTTCATCACCAGCTTTTATTTTTGTATCATAAGCTGCTGGAGTAGAAACTACAAGAGCTCTTTTGCTTACAAAAATGTGATTTTCAATACTCGAATTAATAACTAATTCTTTATTACCAACCTTTTTAATATTTTCATATCTTTTATCTAAAGGTTTTATAATAAAATGGTATAAGCTTTTCATCAGTAACTAAGATCGTATTCTACAGATATAGCCATATTGCTATTAAACTTTTTCCAAGGTAATACTTCGTTATTTTTTATTATATAAATATTGTACGAAGAGTCTTTGTCATCAAAAAGTATATCATTAATAATGTGCTTGCCATAAACTTCTTGTCCTAAAGAGTAATGCATAGCTTCATTTTTATAATCAGCTCCTATACTAATCTTTCTTATCTTCTTCATCCTCTACATCTGTGTAAGTACCGTCTTCTAGATTTATATTAACATGGCCATACTTTTCTTCTAGAACTTTTTTTAGTTCTTCTATATCAGTATTAATATCTGCTATTTTATGTAGCATTGCATGTTTCTTGGTTTCAATTACACCAATATCTAGTATTACTTTTTGAAGATCTTCTTGCTGCTTTGAAGCTTGTTCAAGTTCTTCTTTTGTTATTTTATTTTCCATTTAATTTAATTTAATTGTTTGTTACTTATATATTTACTTATATAAATAACTTTTTACTCTTCAGGACCTAGTGGCGGTATTGGTTCAATTCCGTATTCTGCACATTTTTCAAGCCACTCTGCTTCTGTGTAAAATAAATCATTATTTGGCCATCCTAAATTTAATCTTTCTCCAGCTGAAACCCATCCTTCAGAATATCTAACAGGGTTTGTATCTGTGTAAGAAATAAACCAAGTGTTTTTATCTACTATTTTTTTAGTCATAATTAATCTCCAGTTATATTCCAACCAGCTCCACCTTCTGCTGTTTCTGTTACTAAATATGCTCTTGCTGAAGTCGAATCATCCCAACCTGTATTTGTCCAGTCAGAGCCATATTTTTCCGCGTATGTTTCACCACTTGCAGTATCGCTTGTTTTTGAATCTATAAAATTTACACTATTATTAGTAGTTGAACTTACATTATAAGGTCCTGAATTTTTATAAGTTGATACTGCCCACCCTACAAGTGAATCAGTCCAATTATCATCAGACAAATTATTACCAAATCCAAATCTATCTAATCTTGTTAAACCTGTATTTAAATTCCAATTACTACAATTATGGTTAAAAGCAGAACCTGTAACAATAAAGTACATATCAGTAACTGAGCTAACATCCCACAACCCAATATTTTGATTAAAGTTAGAAGCATTATTAAATGTCTGAACCATATTTGTTATATTAGATGTATCCCAATTTGTAATGTCTTGATTAAAATCAGCTCCACTACTTGCTACATTATAAAACATACTTTTTAAACTTGTTATATTTGGATTATTTCCTAAATCCCAAGCTGTATAAGCAAGACCAGTAGGAGAATCTTCTGCTGATATGCTTTTAGTAGAAATATCTCTATTAAATCTAGGGCAAAACATAAACATACTTGATAAATCTCCGCTAGTAATTCCACTTATATCCCAATTATCAACATTACCATTAAATATACTTGCTCCTCTAAATTTTAAAGTTCCAAATGATGTAAAGCTAGAAACATCCCATTTATTTAAATCCTGATTAAATGAACTTGCTTGAAAAAACCAGTCACTAATGAAACTAACTGCGCTCACATCCCAGTCATTTATATTTGATGGGTTTGCACTTCTAGCGTCATAAAAAAGAAAATTAGCTTCATAACCTGTAGTTCCACCAAGACCAACAGGTTTATCTGTTGCTGAAACAACCATATTATGACAACCTTTAAATTGTAAATCATCTATCCAGCTGCCTTCTCCCCATTGCAATAAATCTTTTATTTCGTTTTTACTGCCAAAATTATTTACTCTAAACGAATTTATAGAGTTTCCTTCTGTTTTATTTCCAAAAGTTATTATAGGTTCTGTTATTTCAGGGTCAGTATATGTGTGACTTAATAAAGAGGCATTTATATTTAATACTTCAGTAGAACCATCTCCCCAATCAGTCGTAACGCTTGGCGTAGTTACTTTTTGTATTTGAAAAGTGTAAGGAAACGTTTGACCAGTTAAATCTAATTGTATTTTAAATGGAAATGTGTCTGTCGTATCTCCACCACCGCCTCCAGGCCTTGATGCCCCAGGTAAACTAGCTAAATCAAAGATTGGACTTCCAATACCAATACCCATATCTTAATATATAGCTATTAAATCTCCACTAGCGTATGATCCTGATCCTAAAGTAACAGCTACAACTCTTTTAGCTAGTACTGGTAAGAATGATCCAGCTGTAATACCTTTTAATCTTGCTGTGTAAGTAGTATTATAAAGCTCTCCACTTTCTAGTATTAAATCTAAACCTGTATCAATAGCTATACCAGCATAAAGACAACAACCTCTTTCGTGAGTATTAGGTAAATCAATATTTTTTACTGTACATCTAAAGTCTATACCAGAACCAGTGCTTGAAGCTTGCACCAAAGAATCATCTAAAACATAACCAGCTCCGTAAGGCGCGTTTACTGTTCCACTAAATTCTAAAGCAAAAGCAGTTATAACACCGCTATTAACGGCTAATACTTTAACTTTAGCAGCCACTGTAGCTCCAGCACCTGTATTTAGTGTTAATACATCACCTACTGCATGACCTGTTCCTGCAACTGTCATTTCAAGACCATTAGCAATGTTTTCGTTTAAAGCTCCAGTACCTTCTTGACGTGGGTTTATAGCCCCAATAGCTATAGGAACCATATCATGAGCAAACACTCTTGGTTGAGCTGCTTCGTTTCCGTTTAATCCTCTCATTTTATTTATTTATTTTTGTAATTTTTTCAGCACCACGACTTCCGAAGTATGCTACGTAAACTGTTACCAGTAGTGTTTTTAATAAGTTTATCCAAGCTTCGTCAACATCAAACTGTAAATGAAAAGAATCTACAGCCATCATTAATACAGCTGAAGCTGTTAAGAATACTAAAGCTAAAGGTCTAGTATTTTTAGATAGCCATGAATCACTTTTCATATCTGCTTTCCATCTGCTAGATACTTCTTTCATTTCAGCTATATCTTGCTCTATAAGTTTCATAGCTTGCTCTTTATCCACTGCCTTAATCTTATTATCACTTGATATAAGATTTTTTACCACACCAAGAGTTCCTTGATTAGGAAGTACATCTCCTAAAGCAGCTAAAACTTTAGGTGCTTTGCTTGATAAAAAAGCACCTATTTTAGTTTCTTTAAATGTTTTCTTAGACATTACTTAGCTTGTTTTACTTTATAAGTTTTACCGTTTACTACAAAAGATTCTTTACCTGCTTTTCTAGCTTCAGTTAATTCACCTATAAATTTATTAGCCATAGGACCTTCTTTCATTGCAGCAGGACCTTTGCCTTTACCCTCTACGCTGCAACCAAAGTTTTTAGCATAGTTAGCCATTTTAACAACAGCTGGTTTATATTTCTTTTTGCTTTTCATTACTGCATCAGCCCCATCGCAAGTAGATTTACCAGGCATATTTTTTTTAACCCATTTTGTAAATTTACCTTTATTCTTAGGATCTATACTTATATCATCTTTTTTCTTAGGCATAACTTATTATTTATTCATGTTATATGGAAAGTTTTTATTAAACCACTCTTTACGGTGATCACACCCGCAGCCACCGGGTATTTTATCGGCTAGTCTTTTTATACCTGTAGCTTTAGTAAACTTTTCTATACTATCGCCTAAACCTCTAGATTTCATAAATTTTTATATTCTTCAGTTGCATCAAAGCTAGGACATGCTTTATTTGCAAACTCGTTATGTGAATATATAATAGCTTCTGGATACATTGCTTTTAATGTTTTAAGCACTGCAAGTAAACTCTGCTTTTGCGTTTCTGTTCTAGTATCCTTCGGAGTCTTACCATCTGCTTCAACGCCACCACAATAGCATAGGCCTATTGAATTACGATTATGTCCCTTGCAGTGAGCTCCGACACGATCTATATTTCTACCTTTTTTAATAGTTCCATCTAACTCGATGTAGAAATGATAGCCAATGTCACTCCACCCTCTAGAGTTTATATGCCAGTCTTTAATTGTTTCAACTGGTATATCTTGACCTTCTCTAGTAGCGGAGCAATGTATAATAATTTCTTTTACTAATCTCATTTTTTCTTATGTAATAACATCCATTTATGAATAGTATAGCCTATTGTTAAAGCTAGAAGTAATATTTCTAAAGCTGGCTCTATCCAATTTAAGCTAGCTAAAGCAAATGAAGATGCATTTAACAAATACAACTTTAAGTCTTCTGTACCCACTATCTTTGAGCTATAAGGTTGGCATTGCCTTTATACATAATGTTATCAACAGATAAATCTGACTTTATAGTCATGTCTCTTGATGTCATTACTCTTTTATTAGAAGGTCTACATCTAGCTGAAGTATTTAATTCAACACCTGATTTTGATATTATTTTTCCCATGTTTTTATTATTTGTTTTTGTTACTCTTGAATATTCATCAATTTTTTTAAACTCGACATCTATCATGCTGTAGTCTACCATATTATATCCATCTTCGTTTTTAGAAATTACTTGCTCTGGCATTTCATCCGCTATAACACCTTGATAAATTCCTTCGCCATGACTAGGATCTATAAATTTAAATGAATATATGTTATAACCCTGTTCTGACTTACCTATTAATTTTATATTTGTTTTTAACCTTCTGTCACTACTAATTGTATTTAAAAATCTTTTTCCTGAATCTCTAAGATTTATAAATTTTTTTCCTACTTTAGTTCCTCCAAGCTTATCTAAAGTTTCAGTTGCTTTACCACCACTAACTTTATCAGCTAGCTTAAATAGTCCTTTGTACTGTGCGGGAATAGCATTAAAATTTAGCATTTTACCCATATAGTCATAAACTTTATCTCCTATTCCTGCAATATCAAGCTCGTATTTTTCTTGCTCACTTTGAGTTTTGAAAGGTAAAACCATTTCTTTTTTTTGGTTAAGA